ATAATACTTACTTAAGACGCGCCCTGATGGCGCATCGCTCGTGTCGCGCTCTTCAATACCGTATTGCCCTTCGGCAATACCCACAGGGCATTTTCGCTTGACTTGCGTGGGTGTTTAAACAATAATATTTATATGATAATCGTCATAAATATTATGGTATATTTTTAATTGAATATTTAGGCATCTTCATATTCTGCGTATGATAGACAATCTATATGCCACAATGAGAATGCGTCAGAACCAGTAAGATTGACTGCTCCTTGTATTGGTGTAAATGTTGCCCATACAGACAAATTTTCAGTTTCTACATTTTGAGGTGGTTCATAAGGTGATGTTATACCTCCATCATTATATTTTAATGATTTATTTTTTAATATATATTTACAAACATCGAAACCGAATGTTTGACTTACTTTAAAGTCATTATTTGCTGAATTATTTAAATCAATGTGTCCTTGTGGGTTATTAGCATAACTATAAGAACTGCTTGCTAATCCCATTTTAAAGCGTTTATGGTAATAAACTTTATATAAATCTTTATTTAGTGGATTTAACATATCTGTTGATTTACAAGTAGGCGTTGCTGTTGTTGCTCCGTTTTGATATAAACCACTTAGTGTTGTGCTTATAGGAGCGTTAGTTTTTAAATACTTACCAAAGTATATATCTACATATCCTAAATTAGTAGGTTCTAATAATGATGTAGATGTTGTGGTTTCATATTTAGGTTGAATTAATCCTTTAATAATCCATCTTTTTAATTTAATAGTATTTCCAATACGATTTCCTTCTGAAGTTCCTACAGGTAAATTAAATAAACGATGATTTGTTGTATCTGCCCCAGGTGTCCATACAAAAAAATTTAGTTGTTCGCTGGATAATACTGCTACTGGATTATTTACGGTGATTGTGGATGTGAATTTGTTCTCAGTATTGCGAGAAATAATTTGATTAACTCTTTTAGCAAAAGAAGTCGCTTTCGGACGACGGATGATTGCTTTTGGATTGCCATATTTATAAACTGACTTAATTGGCGTTGCCGACTGAACTTTGACCTTGCGGAATTTTCTGCGGTTCTTTTTGAGGTAGAAACCATAACCCATTTTTTATGTATATCTATTATATTTTCTTTTTAAGTATTAAACGCAATATATATTATATTGTTTTGACTTAAAGAATTGTTCCTATATTATGTTATAATGATTGTTCCAATAGTTCCAGAGGGAGGTAATACTATTTCTCCCTCTTCTAAGCAAGTTAGTTGTGCTATTTACTGGTGTTTTACATTAAATAACTGGACTGTTGATGACTTAAGTTCTATTAGTTCCAAATGTTCCAAATTTTGTAAGTTTGCCATTATTGGTTCTGAAATAGGAGAGCAAGGCACTCCTCATTTACAAGGTTATATTGAATTTATTAAGAAATCACGACCTATGGGTGTTTTTGATAATAAGCGTATTCATTGGGAAAAGTGTAAAGGTGATAGGGATGATAATGTCAAGTATTGCTCTAAAGACGGCAATGTTGTATTTGCTTTAGGTATGCCTAAACCTATTAGAATTATATCCGAGTTATATGATTGGCAAAAAAGGATCGTAGAAATCCTTTTAACTGAACCTGATGATAGAACTGTATATTGGTTCTATGATAAGAAAGGGAACATTGGAAAGAGTGCTTTAATTAAATACTGTGTTGTTAAATATAAGTCTTTATTTTGTTGTGGTGGCAAAATGGCAGATATTATGAATTTAGTATTTAATCAAGATATGGAAGTTTGTAATTCTATTATGTTTGATATTCCACGCGCTAATGAGGGACACGTTAGTTATAATGCGTTAGAAAGCATTAAGAATGGTATGGTATGTAATACGAAATATGAGACAGGAGTTAAAATATTTAATCCGCCCCATCTTATTTGTTTTGCTAATTTTCCGCCGGAAAATATGCAAAAACTTAGTGCTGACCGTTGGAATATTACTAATTTAGGGGAACCAGATAGTGATGACGATATCTAATAATACTTACTTAAGACGCGCCCTGATGGCGCATCGCTCGTGTCGCGCTCTTCAATACCGTATTGCCCTTCGGCAATACCCACAGGGCATTTTCGCTTGACTTGCGTGGGTGTTTAAACA